CTAGACGGGGAAATTGTAGATGACAAGAATATGCCTGGAGATACTCTAGGCATTCGTAGAGTGCAGACTCCTCATAAAAATATTTATAGGCTGAAAAGCAAAATAGATGATTTGAGAGGACTACTAAAGGCAAATAGTAAGCACTTTATTGATAGTAATGGTATTCCTTTCATCTATGAAAAGACTCAGTTCTGTAAGTTAAAAGACTATAGAATCAAAAATGTAGTAAAGAAAGATACTGCTTGTCTTCTTTACTTGTGGGGCGTAAAAGCTCCTTTTGTGATACCAAGACCCCCGCCGGAAGATATACGATATGCTGGAGTTTTGCACTTTCATGGCCTACCGTGGATACTTTACGACTATGCCGAAGCGTCTCGAAAGGAGACTAGGAAAAAAGTATAAATATGGGAAAACGATCCAAGACGTTAGCTGGAGCGAATTTAGAGCTACAAGAAATTGAACCTTTGACAAAGAATCAAGTAGTAGCTTTCGAGAGTACCAAAAACTTAGTCTTACACGGACTAGCAGGAACCGGAAAAACTTACATATCATGTTATCTAGCTTTTGATGATATGATAAAAGGAGATTATGACAAACTCGTTCTTATTCGTAGTGCTGTACCAACAAGAGACATAGGCTTTCTCCCAGGAAATGAAAAAGAAAAAGCGTCTGTCTATGAGGAGCCTTACAAAGATATTTGTATAGAACTTTTTCAGCGTGGAGATGCTTACCAAATACTCAAAACAAAAGGATTAGTTCATTTTATGACTACTTCTTTTATTCGTGGAGTTACTCTACGAAATGCTACAATCATTATTGATGAATGTCAGAATATGTCATTTCACGAACTCGACTCAATTATTACACGAGTAGGAGAAGGTTGTAGAATTATCTTTTGCGGAGACTTTCGGCAGTCAGACTTAGCAAAGAATGGCCTGAGAGAGTTTTTAAGAATCTTAAAAGCAATGGATAGCTTTGATGTTGTAGATTTTCAAGTCGAAGATATTGTACGCAGTAGCTTCGTTAAAAATTATATTATTGCAAAAGAAAGATTGGGGCTATGAAAGCAGTTATTAGTAATCGTATTTATCTTGAGTGTACTCCAGAATATCGAAAGGTACTCTCGGACGAACTTACTTATAAAATAGCACCACAGAATCCAAATGACCCGCCACAGGTAATTAAAAATCTGCAGCGGGTGCGCGAAAACCTGGTAACAATACCAATTGGACGAACGGACTTAATACCTGATGACTATGAGATTGTGGATAAAAGGATTACTCATCCTATTGTTTTTCCTGAGTTTAAATTTCCTTTACGCGAATCCCAGCAAGCCGTCTATGACGAACTCGATGATAACTGCATCATCAATGCGTGGGTAAGCTGGGGCAAAACATTTACTGGACTAGCAATTGCGGGAAAGCTAGGGCAGAAAACTTTAATTATAACGCACACGGTCCCACTGAGAAACCAGTGGGTAAAAGAGGTAGAAAAAGTTTATGGCATCACTCCTGGAATTATTGGGTCTGGTAAGTTCGATATTGATAATAGCATTGTGGTGGGCAATACCCAAACACTCTACAGAAATATTGACAAAATCAGAAAAGAATTTGGAACAGTAATATTGGATGAAATGCACCACGTTTCATCTCCTACTTTCTCAAAAATTATAGATACAAACTATGCTCGATACAAGATAGGACTTTCTGGCACAATTGAGAGAAAGGACGGAAAACACGTAGTCTTTCGAGACTACTTTGGACATAAAATATTTAAACCACCAAAGGAGAATTTCCTAACACCAAAAATACATATTTATCGCTCAGAAGTGCGCTTTATGGACGGTGCAAATATTCCGTGGGCAAAACGAGTAAATGCTCTTGTTAGCAACGATGAATATAGGCACTCTGTAGCTTTGTTAGCTTCAGCATATGCGGCCCGGGGCCACAAGGTACTTGTGGTGTCCGATCGAGTCCAGTTCTTAAAAAGCTGCGCCGAATTGACTGGAGAGAAAGCAGTTTGTGTTACAGGTGAGGTCTCGCACGAGCAAAGAGAAACACTCGTGTCTGAAATTCTATACGGAGATAAAAATGTACTTTACGGTACTCAAGCAATATTTAGCGAAGGTATATCAGTCAATACACTTAGCTGCCTTATACTCGCTACACCCATTAACAATGAGCCGTTACTCACACAGCTCATTGGAAGAGTTATCCGAAAGCAAGAAGGCAAGAGAGACCCTGTAGTGATAGATATACATCTAAAAGGAAAAACAGCCCAGCGACAGGCTTCTAACAGAATGGGGTATTATATGAAACAAGGATACACCATAGAACAGATTTGAACGTAGAAAAATAGTTCTTGACATTTGCTTCGGAGTATAGTATAATAATGTTCTTATATGATTGGAAAAAGATTTTTGATACAGCGGAAAAATCTCCGTATGTTATCTATATTATCTTTAGAATGATGGTAGAAAAACAAATCCCAAAAAATAAATATGATAAAATCTATGCGTTATCGCAGAAAGATTTTGTCGGGGAGTCTTTTCTTCTAAATCCTGAAGCCCTTATTTTCAACGCATATAAGTATACTTATCGTGAGATAGCCCAGTATCTTGCGTTAGCTTCACTACGTCCCTACGCGGACTATTTAGCAACTGGGAAACTGAGTCTTGACCTATTTACTGTAGAAATAGATCAAGGATTATTTAACGAAAACAGTCTACTTTATACAGTTGATAATGAACTTTATTTTCTGTACGAAGAAGTCCCATCTAAGGAGAAACTACACTAATGGCACTATCATTTAATAACGCAGCAGGCGGTGCAAAGAAAGGCGGTATTACTTCATTTCAGTATCGTGACGGAGACAACGAAGTACGACTCGTAGGAGATGTACTTGCTCGGTACGTGTACTGGTTAGAAGGTAAGAATGGCAAGAACATTCCTTTTGAGTGTTTGTCTTTCGACCGCAACGAAGAGCGATTCAACAACAAAGAAAAAGACTGGGTTCGTGAGTATTACCCCGATCTGAAGTGTGGCTGGAGCTACGCTATGCAGTGTATTGACAACGGCGAAGTAAAAGTTATCAATCTCAAGAAGAAGCTGTTCGAAGCAATTCTTACTGCAGCAGAAGACCTGGGTGACCCTACTGACCCTGTAAATGGCTGGGATGTAAAATTCAAGCGTGTAAAGACTGGCCCTCTGCCCTACAATGTAGAGTACCAACTTCAAGTCTTGAAGTGCAAGTCTCGCCCTCTTAGCGATGATGAGATGGCTTTGGTTGCTGAATTGAAGTCAATGGATGATGTTATGCCTCGTCCTACTCCAGATGCTCAGAAAGCTCTTCTCGATGAAATTCGTGAAGAGTCTATAAGCGAAATTGACGAATCTTTAGAAGATGAGTTTAACGTAGGATGATTCTATTTACGGCAGACTGGCATATAAAGCTAGGTCAAAAGAATGTTCCACGAGAGTGGGCACTCAATCGCTACTCTTTATTTTTCAAGGAAATACATTCTTTGGAAAATATGTGTAATATGCACATTATAGGTGGCGATTTATTTGACCGTCTGCCGAATATGGAAGAGTTGGAACTTTACTTCTCGTTTATTCGAGAGGTAAAGATTCCTACTATTATTTATGACGGAAACCACGAAGCTACAAAGAAACACAAAACTTTCTTTTCTCAGCTAAAGCAAGTTTCCCGAGACATAAATCCCTTAGTTCAAGTAGTAGATATATCATTTATAGATACTGAACTTGGCTTTGGGATTCTTCCATATGCGGATTTACATAGGAAAGGCAGTATAGAGAAGTTTAATACTTCTATGCCTTTATTTACTCATGTTCGTGGAGAAATTCCTCCTCATGTCAAGCCAGAGGTGGACTTAGACTTGTTCGAGGATTTTCCTGTAGTATTTGCAGGAGACCTACACGCACATAGTAATACACAACGAAATATTGTATACCCAGGTAGTCCTATGACGACTTCATTTCATCGAAATGAGGTGCAGACTGGCTATCTCTTAATAAATGAAGAAGATTGGTCTTGGATTTGGGAGCCTTTTGACTTGCCTCAGTTACTTCGTAAAACAGTAACAGACCCAAGTGAAATGGTTGCTACAGACTATCATCATACTATCTACGAGATAGAAGGTGACATGCAAGAACTCGCAGAAGTAGAAAACAGCGAATTACTTGATAAAAAAGTAGTAAGACGTAGTGCAGAGGCGACTCTTGTAATGCATAAAGAGATGACAATTCAAGAAGAGTTAGTAGAGTATCTAACTTATATTCTTGAACTGCCTGAAACAAAAATACCCAACATAGTAGGTATATTTAATGATTACGCTTCAAAAATTGAAATGGAGTAACTGTTTCAGTTATGGAGCAGATAACGAGTTAGATTTAAGTAGTAATACTGTAACGCAACTCGTAGGTACTAACGGGATGGGCAAGTCGTCTATCCCGTTAATTATCGAAGAAGCTCTATACAACAAAAACTCCAAAGGAATTAAGAAAGCTGATATACCCAACAGATATGTAAACAATGGCTACAATATTCATCTTACTTTCACAAAAGATTCGTCTGAGTATGAAGTAATTATTGATAGAAAGTCAAGTATTAAAATCAAGTTGCTAGAGAATGGCGAAGATATCAGTAGTCATACGGCAACAAATACTTACAAGACTCTGAAAGATATTATAGGTATTGATTTTAAAAC